TGAACTTATTCTTTAGACCAGATGTGAATAAAAAATATTTGCATCTCGTACACTTCTTAGCATGGAAGTCTGGTCTGAAAACACTTTATTACTGCCGTTCTGAGAAGATTGGTAAAGCAGACAAAGTGTCTAGAAAAATTGAAAGGGACATTATTAAAGAAACAAATATGACTACACTCATAGAAGATAGTACTTGTTTAGCATGTGAAGGTTAAGTATGTTTCTTTACAAAGTAGAAGTTAAAACTGCAAATAACCCAAGGATGGGTTTAGGTTTATTTGCTAAAGAATTTATACCTAAAAATAGTATAGTTTGGAAATTTATAAAAGGTATAGATATCAAAATTTCTATGGATGATTTGAATAAATTAAATGACGCTCAGAAAGAATATTTTTACAAGTATGGGTGGATTGAAAAAAACGAAGATAATTTTTTCTATTCGTCAGGTGATTTAACTAATTTTATGAATCACAGTTATACTCCTAATATTACTAGTAAAAACGAGTTTTCTGTTTCAGTAAAAGATATAGATATTGATGAAGAACTTTTTATAGACTACAGTAATTTTTGTTTAGATTTCGATGCATCTAAAGTAACAGAGTAAATATTAGGAGTTTAGAATGTTTTTAGTAGCAAACGTACCACCAGTTCATTGTTGGATTAGAAAAGAATTTCTTTATGATTTTAAAGAAGGACATGGTGAATATGTTCCGTGCATTTGGGTAAGTATTAAATCTATTCGAGGGCAAGCATTTCGAATTGAATCTTACTTACCAGAATATGGTGCATTGTACGACAAACTACCATTGAGTGCATATGTTAGCAGAAATCATAATTTGAATCCGTATAAATTTTTGCCTCTAGATCATTTGCAAATATGGGATTGTTTGGGTTATGATATGACAGTGATTCAAAAAGTTTTTCTCAAGAACCTTACTGGCAAATTTTATGCAAAAGATAAAAATTGGTATCAAGGCAATTATATGTTTACAGTGGATCATGCTGCTCCAGATCATAACGTTATGGACTTAACATATACTGAATGGCCTGAAGATCACAAATCATATAATTTTATTGAACTTGATAATGGACAGTATTCAGCGCAACCAAATAATCGTTGTATATTCTTTGACGCAGCAAGCAACCCTAAAGAATTGCAGTTTCCTAATTTTAAAGTTGCAACAAAAAAATATGTTGTAGAACATAATCCAAAATGGGCGCTAGGTGATACTGATACGGTTATGTATGAATAATAAAGTTTTAGTAACTGGTAGTAAAGGATTTATTGGATATCAAACTGTTCTCCAGTTACAAGAACACGGATTTGAGGTATTTGGTGTAGATTGGGCAAAAGATCCATCCAGACCAGGGATATGTGTACCTTTTGATTCGGATGCCGTGAGAAACATTCTTAAAGCTAACGATATTAAAACTGTTATTCATTTTGCTGCTGACCATGAAGTGAGCAGAAGTGTAGAAGAACCATCAGTGTTTTATCACAATAATATTGTTAGCAGTATTAAGTTTCTTGATAAATGTATTCAGGCAGGCGTTGAGAACTTTATTTTCAGTAGTTCAAGTAGTGTGTATGGTAATAAACCAGACTTCCCTACTGATGAAAGAAATAAGAAAAATCCTATGTCGCCATATGGTAGAACAAAACATTTCTTTGAGGAGATTCTTAAAGACTATGAACGGGCATACGGTATTAAAACATTATCATTACGATATTTTAATGCAGCAGGCGCTGACCCACGGAATAGGCATGGGTATGTTCAAGAAACATATTCTCATTTAGTTCCTATTCTCGCAAGATGTTTCGGTAACGATTTACCTTTTACAGTATTTGGCAATGACTATAATACAGAAGATGGCACATGTATTCGGGACTACACCCATGTCTATGATATTGCAGAAGCGCACATTGCTGCAATTGATTATCTGAATATTAATGGCACTCATCAGGCATTCAATATCGGTAAAGGCAAAGGTGAAAGTATTCTAGATGTTATAAATGCTTTCAGTGAATACACTGGAAAAGAGATTAAATATACTTATGGTAAAAGACGCGAGGGCGATCCTTCAAAAACTTTTGCTGATATTACTTTAGCAAGAAATGAATTATTATGGTCTCCTAAATATACGCTTGCGGATATTGTGGAACATGCTTACAAATGGGAAAATAGATAACACTGGTTATATAAATGATTTTTAATAGTAAAAGTGGTTACAATATTGTTTATTTATTATTCATACCGTTAACAGTGCTCAGTGTAGTTTGGTCATTAGTTTTTGGTACCTGGCAGCTATGGATAGGTACATTATTATTTACTATATTATACAGTGGTTATGGTGTTAGTGTAGGCTTTCATAGACTACACAGTCATAAAACATTTGAGACTTGGGAACCCATAAGAAAATGTATTCTGTACTTGGGTTGTCAAGGTGCTCAAGGATCTCCTGTAACTTGGAGCCTTATACACAATATGGGTCATCATGCTTTTACAGACACAGATAAAGATATACACACACCAACAAAGGGACTATTTTATGCCTTTTTTGGTTGGATTTTCATTAAATCTAATCATGAGTTTGCTAAAACCGAACTGTTTAAAATACGAAGACAACTTGATCCGTTTACAATGTGGTGTCATAAAAACTATGAATTGTTAATTGTTTCAAACCTAGTATTAATTGCTTTACTAACAGGATGGTGGTTTGGTGGTACATATATATTTGCAAGTTTAAATGCAAGTTTTTTAAGTATAGTAATGAGTGGTATTGTAAATGTATTTGGACACTTGCCTATAAAATGGTTGACCTACGAGACTGATAAAACACGCAATAACAGTACAAATAATCCATGGTTAGTATTTTTTAGTTGGGGAGAAAGTTTACATAATAATCACCACCATAAGCCGACAAGATTAAACTTCAATACTAAATGGTACGAATTTGATGTAGGTAGATGGTTAATAGCAACGATAAAGAAACCTTAATGATAGAAAAAATTGACAGTAGTTATCCTTTACTGCCACTAATTTCTTTTTGTAGTAAATCATTAGATGATCCTAGACCGAATGCAATCAATATGAATTCTATTGATTGGGAAAACAAATCTCATACTTTTTTATATTTGTTGTATATAGAAAAAAGATTTGATGGACCTCGGGCAGGTTATCTTGTGTATCGTGATAAAGAAGAAATAGTTGCGGGTGTTGGTTGGTATCCTAGTAGTTGGGATAACAATATATATGTTGTATCTAGAATGTACACTATACCAGGACAATTAAAAGGATTGAGTCTCAAAGATGCTAACAGTACAAACGATCTAATTTACTCGTTAGAAGACTTTTGTATTAGAGATGGATTTTTAGGTGGGTGTCATACAATAGAATTATATAATGAAAGTTTAGTTGATAGAAGTATCAAAATAAATGATAAATCCAGATACCCTGAGTATCACAATGTAACAGAGATTATATCAGGTAGGACATTAATTACAAAAGAATTTAGAAAACCCAATGTAAGAATGAGATCAGCGAAAAAAATAGGTCCTTATTTTATTAAAAACACCAACCAGTTGATAATATATACTTTATTTGATCCTACATACGAAGAAGAATTTTTGGAGAAGTTGAATACATGTCAAAGTTAACAGAAGAACGCTCTTATTTTAAACCCTTTAATTATGCCTGGGCATATGATGCTTGGTTAAAGCATGAACAATCTCATTGGTTGCACACTGAAGTCAATATGGCAGAAGATGTGAAAGATTGGAAGAATAAAATTACAAGTGAAGAAAAATCATTTCTCACTCATATTTTTAGATTCTTCACACAAGGTGATATTGATGTGGCAGGTGGTTATGTAAATAACTATTTGCCTTATTTTAAACAACCTGAAATAAGAATGATGCTTGCAGGATTTGCTGCAAGAGAAGCTCTTCACATAGCAGCGTATTCTCACCTTATTGAGACTCTTGGTATGCCTGAGTCTACTTATTCTGAGTTTCTAGAATATGAAGCTATGAAAGATAAGCACGAATATTTTGTTGATATGTCTAATTCAAACGGAACAGTTGAATCAGTAGCAACAAATATTGCTGCATTTTCTGCTTTCACAGAAGGTATGCAATTATTTAGTTCCTTTATTATGCTGTTGAATTTTCCTCGTCACGGCAAAATGAAAGGCATGGGGCAAATCATTACTTGGAGTATTGTTGACGAAACATTACATGCAGAGAATATGATCAAATTGTTCCGTGAATATATTAATGAAAATATTGGTATCTGGAATGATGACCTCAAAGGAAAGATATATACTATTGCTGAGAAGATGGTTGAGCTAGAAGATAAATTTATTGACCTAGCATTTGCAATAGGACCAATGGAAGGGTTAACTCCTGAAGAAGTTAAAACATACATTAGATATATTTGCGACAGGCGGTTGATTTCTTTGGGGCTTAAAGGTATTTTTAAAGTCAAAAAGAATCCACTTCTGTGGGTAGAATCTATGATAAATGCACCTACTCATACAAACTTTTTTGAAAATAAAAGTACTGATTATGCTCGCGGTGCATTGACTGGTGAGTGGGGTGATATTTGGGCAGCATGAAGTGGCAATTGTATTATGCAGATATTGCAAATATAACAGCAAATCTTTCTACTGCTAATAGACTAAAAGTTGGGTGTGTCATTACTAAAGACAATCGTATTTTGTCTATAGGATATAATGGCACACCTTCTGGATGGTCTAATGAATGTGAGGAAGATGGTAAGACTAAACCAGAGGTATTACACGCAGAAGCCAATGCTCTTATGAAGTTATGTAGATCAACAGAATCAAGTGACGGTGCGGCACTATATGTCACTCATTATCCTTGTATTGATTGTGCTAAACTTATCTATCAGGCAGGTATAAAAGAAGTGTACTATATAAATGATTATGAGGCTTCAAAGGGAAGCGGTAAAGAATTTTTATCTAAAGCAGGAGTAAATGTATGTCAAGTAAAATTACAATAGATAGTTATTGCGATGAATGTGGTTCTGAGTATATGATTACATATGATGTGGACAATCAATTAGAGACACCTAATTTTTGTTCCTTTTGTTCTTCACCACTTACTGAAGAAGATTTAGATTTCGAGGGCGAGTAATATGTCAGCAGGACAATGGTCAGGCGGCAAGGGTAGCACCTTCCGCCAAGTGGATCAGAAAAAATTTGATGAGAATTGGGAATTAATATTCGGTAAAAAAGATGTCATAAATAGTGTTTCGGATAATGAGGAAACACTTGATGGCAGCACTAAAGAAAAAAAGAAAACCGAAAGAGAAACAAATCCATAGAGTATATTGCACAACCTTCCCCAACGGCAATTACTATATTGGTTACTCAGGCAAACCGCAGCGTTTGTACGAAAAGTATTATGGAAGCTCTAAATATGTTTTAGAGTATGAAGGTGAACTTAAAAAAGAAACTATTGCAGAATTTGATAAAAAATCTCATGCTAAAATGCAAGAGTTTTTGTTGCAATGGCAACAGCGGCATGATCCAAATTGCTTAAACTCTATGTTAAATATAAGATTAAACAAGGAACCTCTTTCTAGTTTTGTTCCTATTAATTGGACACCTAAAAAATTAAACAGTATTGATGATAAACAGCTTGACATATTTGAAAATATCATTTACAATGAGTAATACAATCAAAAAAGGAAACAAATATTATGAAAATCAATGATGTTGTGTCAGTAGTAACTCCTGCGGGAGAGTTTATTGGCAAGTTAGCAGATCAAACTGATAGCAGAATTAAACTAAAAGATCCTCGTATGCTTATTCATGCAGGAGAAGGTATGGGTTTTGCTAGAGGTATTGCTATTAGTGGACGTGAAAATCCTGCTGAAGTAGAATTCTTTGCTTCAGGTGTTGTGTTTATTACACCTACAAATGATGATGTAGAGAAAGCATACCGTAAAATGACAAGTGGTATTATTTTATAATGGAGAGTGATATGATTAAAGATCAATATATTCAGCAATTGCGTTCAGGCACTCGCACAATTACATTTACTAAGGTAGATGGAAACGAGCGCGTAATGAATGCTACACTACAAGAAAGTGTTGTTCCTGCCACTGAAGGCAAACGCACTGCACCAGTGTCAAATCTAGTTGTATTTGATACAGACAAGCAGGAATGGCGTTCAGTAAGAATTGATTCTATTAAATCTTTTGTATGAAAGTAACAGTCATAGGAAATGGGGTCTCTAGGACCCCTATTCCTTTAGATAAGATACCCGGTATAAAGATAGGGTGCAATGATATTTACCGTGAATATTGTGTAGATTATTTGTGCGCTGTTGACTATGCAATGTTAAAGGAAATACATGAAAGCGGTTATGATGGTGCAGTGTACTATCGCCATTTTAGTCTCAAACGGCAAGGGCTAGAACCTAAAGCTAATTGGCACTCACCGTATTTTATGCAAAACAATAGTAGCGGTCATGGTGGCATTGAACTGGCTGCATCATTGAAAGCGTCTCAAATAGACCTACTAGGATTTGATTGTATAGTAGGTAGGGTATACGGCACAGAGTCAGCAACTTATACACCCCCCTCAAACATGATGATTTGGATTAACTCTTTGATCTATATGGCTAAAGTGTATCCCATCCGTAGAGTTATCGGTGAGAACTCACTAGATATACCTGAAATACCTTCAATAACAGTAGAAAACTATCTAAAAGAGCTTGACAAATAGGCATTCCTTTGTTATACTATATAAGTAAACACTAAAGGAGTCCTTAAATGGCTATAGTTAAAAGATCACGCAGCACATATGTGATGCCAGAACCCAAGTGGGCAGAGTTTAAACTGCTCACCGAAGAAACTGACCGAGAAACCGCATTGAAGCAATGTTTGTATTTTGTTCATTATGAGATACAAGACAAAGCAGGTATTCTGCATCTAAAGAAGTGGATGAGAGCAAATTGGAATAAAACAGATGTAGATAAAATACTGTCTATGTCTGATTCTACTTTCTATAGTGTATCAAAATATTTTTACTGTTGGTCTAAATTGGGTTGGTTGACACAATCAACTATAAACTGGCTTGAAGCGCAAAAACATATTTGGATAAAAAATTCATCTAAGGTTGTTGTAGTTGAAGATGATGAAGATATTCCATCAGTAGCTAAAGTCGTGAGCATTAGAAATAATCTTAATGATTTTATGAATAGCATTGATGACTCATTGAGTGCTATTATGAAAGGTAGTGTATTCACAAACATACCAAGTTTTATTGCTGGGTATAAACTTAACGCATCTGAAATGCAGAAAGCGGTTACTAATATTGATTTGATGTCTTTAGAGTTTAGAGAATTGCAAGAGGCTAGACAAAAGCCTGAGCGTGACGATATGGATGATCAGCTTATTGAAGGATATTCACATATCAAGAAATCTATTATAACTTCAGTAATTGCATTTTTTGATGAATTGCAAATTGGTCTGATGGAAACTAAACAGGCTAAAAAAATAACAAGAATCAGACGTAAAAAGCCAACTGATAAAAATAAACTTGTGCGTAGGTTAAACTATACTAAAGATTATCCTGAACTCAAATTGACTTCTATTGATCCTGTTGAGATCATCGGAGCATCTGAAGTATGGGTTTATGATTTTAAACGCAAACGAATAGGTGTGTATGCCTCTGAATATTCTAACACACTGGGTGTTAAGGGAACTGGTATTGATAACTATTCAGTCAATAAATCATATGAGAAGACATTGCGTAATGATGATCTTATTAAATCTTTTATGAGTTGTCGTAAGAATGGTCTACATTCATTCATGGATAAGATAACTGGTAAGAAGTTTCCAGTAAAGTCTAGGGTACAACCCACAATGGTCTTGCTGAAGGTGATATCATGAGCAAAGGACTAATAGTTATAGACTTCAACCAAGTAGCTATTGCTACTTTTATGAGCAATGTTGGATTTGGTTCTAACAGTGACATTGAAGTAGACCTGCCTCTGTTGCGACACATGATCATTAATACTATACGGTCATATCGCACAAAATTTGGTGCTGAATTTGGTGAACTCGTTATTGCATGTGACAACAGGCATTATTGGAGACGCACAGTTTTCCCATATTACAAAGCAAGTCGCAAGAAAGAAAGAGAAGAATCAAAATTTGATTGGAGTACCATATTTAATTCTCTATCTATTATTAGAAGTGAATTAGAAGAGTATTTTCCTTATCCAGTTATTGATGTAGACGGCGCTGAAGCCGATGATGTTATTGGTACACTTGCTGAGTATAGTCAGACAATGGGTGAATCTGATAATTTGTTTGAAGATTCAACACCAGTGCCTTTTTTGATTATCAGCGGCGACCATGATTTCAATCAGTTGCAAAAATGGTCTAATGTAAAACAATATTCACCTGCATTTAAAAAGTGGATTAAGATAAAAGAATCTGCTTCCCGTGTTCTCATGGAACATATTATCACAGGTGATAAAGGAGATGGCATACCTAATATGTTATCACCTGATGATTCGTTCGTGAATAATATTCGTCAAAAACCGATTCGTAAGAATTTATTAGAAGAATGGAAGACAAAACCACCTTCCGAGTGGATAACCGCAGACATGTCTCATGGATATAATCGCAATCAACTGCTAGTTGATCTAACCAAAACTCCTCAAGATATTAAAGATGCTATTATACATAGTTATGTAAAACAACAAAACGGTGACAGAAGTCAACTTTTAAATTATTTTATTAAAAACAAAATGAAAGGAATGATGGATGTTATTGGTGACTTTTAATTATTGGAGAAGATAATGGCGATAAAATTTAGACAAACTGATGAAGGGTTTACATGGGTATTTAAAGCACCCACCGTACCTGAACAGATAAAAAGATTGAAAGAATGGGCAGCAACAAATCAATCACTCGTACCTATTGTTCGTCTCGGTGTTGGTGCTGAAAAGCCTAATTGGAATCTGCCTGAGGGTATGCCTAATATTACTAAACTACAAGAAGACATCCCAGATGGCATGGGGCAGACTTCTTTACAACTAGAATGGCGTAGAATAAAAGGATTTATTACTCCCGACAGTAATATGAGCAAACTATCTACAGTGAAACGCGAAGCACAGTGGGTAAACATTTTAGAATCAGTGCATTTCAAAGAGGCTAGAATTTTGACAGCAGTCAAAGATGGTAAGCTGCTTGAAATGTATCCTGGATTAGAATCATTATTGCCTGGTTTAGGTATAAATGAATATAACAAACCCGAGACTAAGAAAAAGTCTAACATTACTAAGAAATTGAAACTAATATAATTGGTAAATTTATTATGATTAATACTGTTAAAAAAGAAATGATAACACTATCAATGCAAGAACTTCAACCTTACATTAAAGATGATGTTGTACGACCTAATATACCTATTTACATTAAAGTTGGTCCAGGTAAAAAAACATTTGCTTTGAAAGAAGGTGAAAAGATACTAGCAATAATGTGCGTATCTTATGGCTACGCTACACCTGTTAATGAAGAACAATTGCAAAAGGGAACTGGAGATAATCTTCATAATTATAGTATTAGTCCACTTGATAAGACAAATTTTTTCATAACACCATATGCGTTGTGGTCATATGCTCCTGGCATGGGTTCAGAACTTCTTAAACAGTTTATTGCTAGTATTAAAGAAAGTTATTCTACTATCAATATCAGTCTTTGGCCGCGAATAGTAACAATGTCACCTAAAACACCTGTGGCTACTAAATTTCATTTAAAGCATGGAGCTAAATTGATAAGTGAAAATGAAGAATCGAATAGCTTTGAGTATTTTATTCGGTGAGTCTATAAGGATCGTACTTTGTGCCTAACTGATAACCGTCAGGCACAGGGTCGGTGTGTGGAATAGATGTTACTTTACCATTAGGTCCACATATGTATTTGTAAGGTACTCTTTGTCTTCTTTTCTGTGACATTTTTAATTTAGTTGTCAATTTTTGTTTACGCCCATACATGTTATTATCTTCACCTCGGTATTTTCCTGTATGGTTTTTGCTGATTTTCTTTTTATGTTCCTCTGTTAAACCATCTTTGTGAGGGTGTGCCTCTTTGACTCCCTCACCAATTTTTCTTTTGGTTTCTTCAGTGTGTTTAGTTCTAATTCTTGCTTTATCAACAGAAAATACAATGCCTTCTTTTGCAGCAAATTCACGCAATACTTCAACCGCAACAGCTCTCCTAATCAATTCTCTTGGTTTAGGAATCTTGTCTACGTCTTTGGACTCTACTAGATAGTAGCCAGTGGTAGTATTGAAAATAAAATAGGATTTCATTATTTTGCTATTACAAATTTACCAGATAAAGAGGTTCTTGATGTAGTGTATTCATATAATAACTGAGCAATTAAATCACCTTTACCTTCAGCGTTTTTTGTAAAATATTGTTTTAAAGGTGGCATGATACGATTAATAATATTAATGGCACTATTAGCACCTCTTTCAAAGTCAAATTGTGCCTTGTCCATTTTAGATTTAAGTTTATCTAATTCCTTTTGTTCATTTTTAAATGCATTGTCACCTTCATTATATAATTTTAGTATTTTATCGCCTAAAGATTTATCTACAAGAGATAATATATCAGTAAAAACTTTAATAGATGCTATAGAACCACCTCTTGCCTCGGCACCATTGATAAGATATTCAACAACAAAACGCTTTGAAGATGGGTCATGTCTTATTTTAATCTGTCCAATTCCAACCATAATTTTCATGTCTCTAGTTTGTGCTGTTTTTCCATATTTAACTCTTTCATATGGTTTCCAATCACTTGTTCCTTTGACTTTAATATTCTTAATTTCCTTTAACTCTTGTTTACGGTCAAAATTAACTTTCTGTAATTTAACAGTTGAGGTTGTTTTTTTAAGAGATAACGGTAACAGATCACCAGTATCAATTAATTCGCTGACTAATATATTTAATTGTGCGAATGTAAATGCCTTAGGATTTTTCTTTGCTTCAGTTAATCTTTTATCTATTTCTTTATTTGCTTTTACACTAGAATAATATATATCTGCAGGACTCCATTTATTAATATCAGACAACTCAGGTTGATTTTTCAATTTACCTATGCCATTATTTTGAGCAATTTTGAATAATTCTTCAATTTTACCCATTACTATCCTGTCCCCACGGAAGTAATATATATCCTGAAATCCTTTTCTGCTAATTTTATTAAAATTTGCATCAATAGTGACAATATCTTTTACTAGTTTACTAGCAATAAGAACTGAGGATTTATACCAACTGTTGTCTTTAGAAAGAAAGTCTTCTAAATCATCTAATGAAACACCGGGAGTTTCAATTCTTTTAAATGCCAACTCAATTGTTTTTCTATTGGATAAGGCAAATGAATTATAATCTGCAAATGTCTTTATATTTAAAATATTATTAGATTCAATGCTACCTAAATGATCACCAATAGCACAAAATAGTGCCTGGGCGCTTTCTGCTAGTGCTGTTTTATCTGCCATGTGTAATTCCTTTGTTTTTATGTACTATTTATATGAAATAATGCTTGACTTTTTGACAAAACCCTGTATAATACTTGTATAAACTGATGAAAAGAGCAAAAATGCACACAAAACGTAAGTCATTGATTTCATTGGTAAAAGAAATTTCAAATAATGCTTGACTTTTCAGAAAAACTACTGTATAATACTTGTATAAACTGAAAAACACAGAGGATTAACATGGTCGAATACACTTTACAAGTTTTCAAAGCTGATCACCGTACAAAAACGGGTGACCGCTTGTTCACTACAATGTCAATAATGGCAAAGGATGACAATCAAATGCGCGGTATTGTTGCTGCGTACTTTGATATGTATTCGCCAGATCAAGGTTGGAGATACGAATGGTGTCCCGCTAAAAGAACTGTTAAGAATTTGATGACAGGCAAAGATGTTGAAATAGATTATGACACGCCTTGGTGTTGTAATCCTTCTTCTGAAACTTATTGGAGTATGTAATAATGAAAAAAATAAACAAGCGTCATGGCGGTCCTTATGACCGCGGTTCGGCAGATTGTTACTATGGTCGTGATATGCTTCCTCACTATTTTGAGGCTGAAACTGGCATGTCCCCTATCGTTGAACAATTGCACATGAGCAAAGGTGATATTGCCGCTTATATGCAAGGTTATTTTGATCAAATTGAATCTGGTGTAAGGAAATATAATGTTTGACTCTTATAGTGCTCGTTCTACAACGTCCCTGACTGGTGCCCGTCTTTCCAATTGGGAAATGTCAAATGGTATGGACCGTCATGAATTGACGAATGCCAAAGCTGTTTTAGAAAGATTTGATACCAATCGCAAAATTGTTAACTTTAAACCTACTACGTTAAGCAATATTTTGCGAAGTGAAAAACTTATATCCTTTGATATGCTTGCGCGTAATGTTATTGAAGAAAAGGTTTTTGATAGAAATTCGCCATGTGAGGTAGGTTCTTCTGGTAAATATCGCATTCTCAAAATAGAAGGCAAGCGTTTCTTGCAAATTGGTACTACCTATTTTGGTGAAGTTGATGACGATTAATATCTATATCAAAGGTGGTACTAAAACTCAACAACGGGTCACTGATGAGGCGGCCCGTGTTTTTATTAAGCAATTACTACCTCGCAAAAGAACTCTAAATATAGATATCACCATTCGGAATACTCTAAAAGAAAATGCTGCTGGGTATTGTACGCATGAAGACAAGGATCAATTTCATGTCGAGTTGCACAACCGAGGTAATTTGTTTGATTACTTGTCTTTTTTAGCCCATGAATTGGTACACGTAAAACAATATACTAATCGTGAACTGGTCAAGTACTGTTGGATGGGTATAGATTATTTTGATGTTGCTTACTCTAAACTACCATGGGAAAAAGAAGCATGGTCAGCACAGTATCCAATGTCAAAAAAATATATTAAAAACAATCTAGGTATGACTTTTGTTAAAGCTAAAAGCACTTCACCTAGAACTATGAAAGAAATGAATTGGGACCTTGAGCTTAAAATAATAGAGGCTACATGTGATGCCCAGTAACAGACAGCGACAAGAGTTGCAGAATTATAGGAAAAATATAGAAAATGCGTATGATGAAGAACGGAAAAGAAAAAATAATACTGACGGACATAGATGGAGTTTGTCTAGACTGGGAATTTGGTTTTCACACCTGGATGTCCGTACATGGGCACAAATTAATAGACAAAAACGAATACAGCGTAGCAGTACAGTACCTGATGGAACTGCCAAAAGCAAAGTCTCTGATAAGGACGTTTAATGAATCAGCAGCAATAGGATTCTTACCGCCTCTCCGTGATGCACAGTATTACATTAAAAAGATGCACGAAAAATATCAGTATCAGTTTATTGCAATTACCAGTCTGTCATTGGATCCTCACGCTCAGAAGTTGCGAGAGAGAAACCTGTCTAAGATTTTTGGACCGAATACATTTAAAGAAGTTGTCTTTCTTGATTGTGGTGCTGATAAGGACGAGGTACTAGCACAATACGGTTCACGGTATCCTGGTCATATTTGGGTTGAAGACAAAAAACAAAATGTTGATGTCGGTATTGCATGTGGTCTCAAAGGGCTTTTGATGGAACACGGGCACAATCTTGATTATAAAGGTCCAGCCAAAGTAGTTAAGAACTGGGAAGAAATATATAAATATTATATCAAATTAAATTGCTGAGGTTAATATGACAGATGCTACCGTTACTTTTTTAAAGAATCTTCTTGACCCTGAAGTGTACGGGCTTGCTGTTACAGGAGAGGTTCGTGATGAAGCTAGAAAACTATTGGGGATGCCTACGGTTGAAACACCGTGCGTCAAATGTGGAAGCATGACTAACATATGTGGGAATGATTAATACAATGTTATATCCAAATGAATGTCCAGAATGTAAAGTTTCCCTTGTAGGTGAATTAGTCTACGAACATTTCCTTCGTATTAAAAAAAATGAAACTGAAGCATTAGAGATTGCTAAACAATACGGTGCGACAAAAACTGCTGGGCATTTTAATCGTGCCATAAGCATTTACGATAGAAACAAAGACAGAACAGTAGCCTTTTCTTGCCCTGACTGTAACCATAGATGGGATCGTTTTTTCATTGATGAAAACCCTAACTATAAATGGGATCTTTGATATGAGTACCCTTGGATTTTTAGCTATAATGTTCCCATGTGTAATAGGTTCTTCCATCATGTCATACTTTATAGGTAAGAAAGACGGTATTAATCTCTTTTGGATTTATCTTGATAGTCGCAAAGATAAAGATAGTATGATCAAAATTCGAATTACCGACGATGATATAGAATTTATTAAATGAAATACTATGTTTATTCTCCACACGGAAGAACAGGATCATGGCGCCTTTGCAAAATGATCTCAAGCTCCTTTCGGCATTATGGTAGAACATCAAACAATTGGTACGATCCCGACGACGAGCATTTTTGCCTGCACGTCCACGATCTAAGTATTCCCATACCCGATCAAGCAATCCCTATCCTGTCAACCCGTAGAGACAAGACCAATATAATTTTGAGCCATCTGATAGCACAAAAAAATGACGAGTGGCAAGGGCATCGTTACCAAAAGCCAGTCCAACCATTTCGAATAGATCCTGCCTATTATATTCAAGCAAGCAAAGACCTCCTAGAAAAGGAAGAGTTTTTTATTAAACAATACAATCCTATCATCATCGCGTTGGAAGATAGTATAGATGACATAGAAAAGAAACTTAATATTATTTTACCATACAAAGAAAATGACACCGCGTTTATAAGCAAAAACAAAGCATCCGAAGTAATAGAAAACTATAGCGAAATCCAAGCAATCGCAACAACCCTATTCAGCGAAAATAATGCTTGACTTTCTCAATAAACCATGTTATAATACACGTATAAACTAAAAACTCTAAGGAAATCAATCATGAAAGCATTTTTAGCAATACCCTTTATCCTCTTGTCCGGCATAGCATCAGCGGAAGATATTAACGCAAAGGTCGTCCACACAAACCCCGTCTTCCAAAACCAAGCGCAACAAACAAACCAAACCTGTACTCCACGCAGAAGCATCGGTGGTACTCTTATAGGCGGTGCAATCGGTGCCGCACTTGGTAATCAAATAGGCGGCGGATCAGGACAAGATATCGCAACAGCAGTAGGGGCAGTAACAGGCGCCGCAATCGGACAAAACGTAGCACAAAATTGTGTGAACAATGTCACTTACGTCCAGACAATTCTTTACTATGAAATTACCGTAGAAGTAAACGGAAGTCTTCATACAGTACAGAGAGCATACAGTCCAGCAATCGGTAGCTATATGCCAGTCAATATCACAGTGTTCTAGCGTATCCCAGCGTAGCCCAGCGTAGCCCAATGCCACAAATGCCAAGAGCATTACTAGAAGTTAACTTTACGCCTGATGGAGCAAAATATTATTCCGTTATTGATACCATGTTCAATAAATTAGTAGTA